CTCATAGCCAAGCCACCTGCGATTTGCCTTCAACAGCACGATACAGCGGAGAAATGTCCCACCCCGCTACTTCATAATACGGTTGCACACGGTTTATGATGAATCGCTCAACCATCGTGCGATAGCCGATTTCAGCGATACCTTCAATCTCCGACGGGTCGTCAAAAGCGAGGTATTGTCCCTTCGGGTCAATCGCCACGAGGAAATAATCGTTGGCACGGTAGCCCTTGCCAAGCGTCCGGTTGGCCCACTGTGCGCCAGCCGCCGAGCCACTTACGCTTCGGTATTCGCTGAGGTTCTTCGCCAACTTGCCCTTCATACACAACTCAAGTGCATTTACTTTTCCGCCAATGATATTCTCAATCGTTCTCACCAAGGGGTCGGTGATTTGGACTTCGTGATAACCGTTGAGGATGCCATCAATGACCTTCCCCATAGCGTCCTTCATCACGGTGGGGATCCGTGTCTGCTTCAACTCAATGCCCTTCACATACCGCTTGGGGTTGTGATGTTCTCCGTCCGTCCAACAGACGAGGCCAGCGTAGCGGTTCTTCTCCATGAGGATGAACGACGACGACCACTTCTCAAATTGAACGATGATGGGGTGCATACGACGGTTCATTTCGCCAAGCGACATTTCGCCTTCGTCGGGACTCCGAACCTTACACATCACCGAATCGGTGTGTCCGTAGACCACTGGATGTCCCAAGTCCTCGGCAACCAACTTCAACTTGAGCAAGGTTTGTCTTGAGGTAAAAGTGATTGCGGCGGCGATTTCGGGGTGATACAACCCATACTTGGCATCACCGGCGACACCATACATGGAGGCGACGAGCGACTTCGTGGCGTATTGCAGGGCGTCGTAGCGCACCCGTTCTTCATCCGTTGTAGCATCCTTCATCAGTTGTTTGTAGTGGTCACGGAGAACCGTCATGTTATCCATCTGTCGCACGAGCAACCCCTTCTCTTTTTGTAGAAAGTGCGTCCCGTTCCCACAGTCCCTTGCACACGGGTCTTGGGAAAGCGTGTCCCACGAGATGTTGTGGAGAGAGGCGTTGCTGTGATACATGGCTTTTACATCAAAAATACCGATGTTTTGGTAGATTCCCTTCTTTCCCTCCATGACGATTGCACCGTCGTAGTCCTCCTTTGCGAACATGGGCTTGGATGGGATTTGTTTCCTAAATTCGGGGTCGCCCAAGGCAAGACAGGTGAAGACTTGCGTCACGAACGGCGTGCTTCGGATTTCGCATTGGGCGATGTGTTGCACGGCGATGAAATAATCAAGAGCGTTCACGAGCCCGTTCAGCCGTGGCAAGAGGCGGACATCCTGTCGGTTGTATTCAAGGTAAAGGATTGGGTCGGAGTAGTAGGTGTCGTGCCCGTCGGGCAACTCGGTTTTCTTTTCCCCTAAACATTCCCAAGCCACATCGTCCAATTTGTAGTTTGGCAACTTCCCGTTCTTCAACTCCCACAACTTGGGAAAGGCGAGCCGCAAGTCAATGACATTCCGCCCGACGATGGGCTGTGCCCAATCACCGAAGTCGTAGCGAATGCGGTTGAGAGGAGACATGTTGGACGCACGGACACCCACCTTGTTGCACCGCTCAATAATTTGCTTCAAGTCCGCACCAGCGACATACCAGCCAGTGATGATGTCGGGGTCTTGCTTTCGCATGAACGCCGTGAAGTGCGTGAGCAATTCTGCCTCGGTGTCAAAGACGAGAACCGGCGTGTCGTATTCGTATCGGTTGTCGTTCGCGTCAAGCAACGCAGAATACTTACCCTTCGCCACACCATGGGGCAGAACCGCCCACGAATACAGATTTTCGGTAAAACTATCAAAGACGGTGAGCATGGTGATTTGTCCGCTGTCCGTTTTCCATTCGCCGTCAAGATACCAAACTCGGTGGTTGTAGGATGCGAACGGCTTCTGTCCTTCCTTCACACGAGCCGTGAGGACTTGGTTCGTGAAGGGGATGTTGCCCTCCCACGATTGCCCGGTCTTGGCGAGGTTGCGAACAGCGTCCGTCGTGTAGCAGGTGACCTTTGTCAAAGGTTGACCGAAAACGCCGGTGTAACCCGACTCCTTCTTTTCATCAACGAATTGTGCATCCTCGTCCCGCAGGTAGAGGTAGGGTAGCCTGTCCTTGATTGCCGTTTGTTGCCGCTTACCGTTGGCATCACGATAACGAACCAACACATCGTTGCGCCCAACTTGCTCAACAATCATGTAACACCCTAAGCGTGTAGGCTTATAAGGGTTTCAAACCCGCCTTCCACGGCTACGGGTAGGGATGTCGTGTTTGCCGAGCCATTGGTGAATGCTCATCGGCGTGATTCCGAATTGTTCAGCGATTTCCGCCATCGTGCGATTCTTGCCGATGTATTCTTCCTGCAACCATTCCTTGTGGTGATACAGTGGTTTAGCGGGTTTGATGAAGTGCTTTACTTCTACGACAATAACATTCTCGCCGCTTTCCATCTCGTGTCGTTGTGTTCCCGGCTCGTGGAAAACGATGTCCTCCAACTCAATATATTCGCCGTTGTCGGGGTCGCGCACTTTGACCATGTTATTCCCACGCTTGCGACCAATATAAAACCCTTGAAACCTCAGCGGTCGGCAACTCGGAAAATACCACACTGTTTCCGCACACCATTGGTCATAACTTTGTGGTTGGTCATGCTGGTGACCCTTTCGTTCCCACAGCCGGTACAACGGCGGAGACACTTACGGGGAATACGACTCAAGACGACCCTCCCTTTCTAAGCGACAGCAACGAGCGCACTTCGTTGGTGGATTCTTCTTTGTCCACGATGTATGTTTTCTTTTACCGCAAGACTTACAGTCATACCACATCATTCGTCCCTCCACCAATATGTGTGAGGTCGGTTGTAAGAACGGTTCACGATTTTCATTCGGGACAGTGTTCCCAAGATAGCCCCGACCTGCTGAGGTGTCATACCAACCGTTTTCGGTAGATACTTTTCCGCTAATTCAGCAATTTGTGTGGAGTTGAGATAACGCCCCTCCGCATCATATTTCAACACAGCGAGACAGGCCAACTTGAGGTAAGCGCGACGCATGGAGGGGCGGTCGCCCATCCTATCAAGCAACACCCCGACCTGCTCTTTGGTGAGCAACTTCATGGTGCCGTTCCGAACCTTCTGTGCTTCTACCATAAAATCAACTCATAAACAACAGGTGGGGGCAAAGGTGCAAGAGAGAACCAATCCCTTGACACATGGAGGAATGACCTATGAAAGCCAACAAACACTTCGCACCTTTGAAACTGTATCGTTCCTGTGTAAAACCCCCATGTTGTTCAATTCAATGCCCCTGCCGCCCAAGCCCATTCGCCATTCCCGAAGGAAACGGAGAAGCGGATGCCTTGGCCGTGTTCACGGAAGTCAAAGAAATTCAATTTTGCTTTACCGGTAAAACCCTTGAACAATTCGTCAAGGCCACCGTCAAAGTCCCAAGCAAAGCCTTCGGATGGCATGAGGTATTTTTCCTCAAACACAATTTCGCTGGTCGTCTGTCCAAGAGATGGGTCACCGACGGTGATTGCCATACCCTCCGGTCGGTATGCCGGTGGGATTGAGAAGGTGTAGCGGTTGAGGCGTTGTCCATTGATGGTGTCGCATCGGCAAGCGTCGTAAAGGTCGGCTACATTCACCGAAAAGGAACAGAAGGATTTCTGTTCGGTTCCGTCGCCCAAAAGATAGACGCCTCCATCAGCGTCAATTTTCTTTGCGAGGGAGGTGGAACGAGCATGGAATTCCTCAATCGTTTCTTGGCTGTGAGTAAATGCCTTTGCCTCAAAAGAAGCGTCAAGCGTGGTCTGCTTGCCAGCGGACTTGAAGCGCAACTTGTTGTCTCCCCAAGAGATGGTAAGGTTCTCGCTGTGTAGAGAGAGGATGCCAAGCACACGGTCAATGTCGGGGATGGGGATGTTTGCCAACCCACCACAGTCGGCAACAACTTCGGTAAGACCTGTCAAATCACGGGTAAGGCTCGTGATTCTCGCCTTGCTTCCGTCGCACAACAACACACAGGATTCAACCTGCGACTGTTGCTTACCGTTGACGGTTTGCTTACGCTTGGTGATGTTCAAGGCTCGCTTGAGTTGGGTGTTGCTAATTTTTATCGTCATACTATCAACCTCGGATGTAGTGGGTGAAAGTCATCGCTGGCTTGGCGTATTGTTCCTGCAATTCTCGGACGGCTTCACGAAGCCCAACCATGGAGGGGATGTCATCAAGAACCGTTTCAAGGTCTGCGATACGAGAGATAAGGTTCTCAATCAATTCTGTTTGACCGAGGAATTGCTCAAACATTTGCTTTTCCGATAAAGGGTGTCCACAAATGGCGCATTCGTTCGGGTCGCTTCGCCGTGGGTCGGATTCCTCACAATCACACACTATGCACACGGTATCACTTCCAAGTCAAGAACGGAAGTCCCGTCCACTTCACATCGCCCTTGATGACCGAGAGGATGGTGTGGGTTTCACCAACATGTTCCATGTGCTTACCCTTGATTTCTTCAATGGTTGCCTTGATAACCCAATCGTCGGGGTTCTTGAGAGAGGGGTCGGCCTTGACACCAGCGGCGGCATCGGCCTTCTTCATGTAGCGGGAAAGGAAAATCTGTTGAGAGAACAGGCGCATTGTGCCCTTGTCCCAATCGGGGCGTTCGCCAATCTTCATCAGCACCTTACCACCGGAACCGTTGTCCACATAGTTGCTCACATCCTTCAAGTGGAAGGTGTTGATAACACAGGGAACGGGCAGACCGTGGAGGCGGGTGAGGACATCTCGGTTGAGTTGGTTGCGTGTGCGCCATTCCTTTTGGTTGAAGGAGTCGCCTTCTTCCTTGATAACGCCACGGCGCAGGAGAACATCGGTCATGGCGTGTTCACACCACTTGAGGAAGGTTGAGCCACCGTCCATGATGATGCCGGCGACATCCTGTTCCTTCGCTTCATCGGCAACGATGTTCACATAGAAATTCATTTTGTCAATGAGGTTTGCGTAGTTGACCGACGCATCCTCGTTGTAGATGGAGTCGTCCCTTTCGTCCAGCAGGGGAAGCACGATGATTTCGTCGTCGTCGGGGTATGCGGCCTCAAGCGTAGCCTGTGCGGAGTTGTCAATGTCAAAGACATAGATTTTACCCTTAGACTTAACTTGGCGGATGAGAGAAACCGCAAGACCGGTCTTGCCACAATTCTCCTTGGCGACGAGAGCCATACGAACAGGCACGGAATGAGCCGTGTTGTTCTTGAAGAGGTTCCGGTAGTATTCCTTATCGTAACCGCCCTTTGCGGGCGTGCTGTCAGCCTTCTGTTGTTGTTGTCCCCAAGCCATGATTTACCCTTCCTTTGTAGCCTTATAACTCCTGCGGTTCAGCGAGAATGATGGTGTCCGTCGTCAAGACGAGGCGAGCGATGGACACTGCCGCCTTCAATGAATTGAGAACGACGAGAGCGGGGTCAAGAACCGTAGCATCTGCCGTTGATTCCATTTCGTCGGTTTTAGTGTTGAGATAATACTCTTCTCCCCACTTGAAAGCGTTGTTCTTTTCGGGCATGTTGGCGTGAAGCGTGTTCATAGGTGCTTTGAGAGCGTCAGCGAACGCACCACCGAGGTCAGTCCGTCCATATTTTGCGATGGTGTAGAGCGTCCAACCAGCACCGACAACAACACCTCCCTTGAGAGCAAGTCGTGTAGCGTTGACGGCATCATCCACCCGCTCACGGGTTTCACGGATTTCAGCCTCGCTGAACCCGCCGATGTGGATTGTAGCCATGTGCTGTGCGAGTCGGGAATGGCGAGTCAGCAACTTTTCCCGTGAAAATGGATGGTCGGCTTCGTTGGCCTGTGAAATGAGTCCGTCAAGGTGATTCTCCAACTGTTCCGTCCTTTCGCCAGCGACGATGGTTGTTGTCGCATGTCCGACGATGATACGCTCGGCAGAACCGAAGTGTCCAGCACCTTCAACGGCGTGGGAGATACCCGTGCCCTGCTCGCTTTCAAAGTGGATTCCACCACCGGTCAAAGCCTTCAAGTCGTCAAACCATTCATCGGAGTCGTTGCGTGGAATACGCAGGGCGCACGCACGAACAACACCACCAACTACATTTGCGATTAAATTAGACAGGGCCACACCTTTGATGTCCTCACAGATGATGACGAGGGGACGGTTGTTCTCAATCGCAACCTCAAGAGCCGGCGTCAAATCGTCAAAGTCCTCAATGGTTTCTTTTGTGATGAGAAAAAGTGGGTTGTTCACTTCAAAGGTTCGTCGGTCGTTGTTGGAAAACATCGGTGAAGCATAATACATCGGGATTTCACAACCGGTCGTCCGACTCCAATGGCAGTGGTCGGAGGAACCTACCTTGAGATTCACGAGTCCGTCAACACCGATTTCACCGAACATATCAGTTATCAATTCACCAATCCATTCGTCGTTGTTGGCGGCGATGGTTGCGACTCGTTGAAGGTCAATCAACTCATCGTCGTCCATGTTGATGTCCCACTTCATTTTTGAGATTTCTCGCTCAACATGAGAAACGCAGTCGCTCATGTCCGAGGGATTGCGATTCACGCGAGAATAATTCTCAACCAAAGCCTCAGCAAGAAGCGTTGCGGTGGTCGTCCCGTCGCCCGATGCCTGTTGTGCTTCAAGAGCGACTTGGCGGATGAGGTCAAGGGATGCTTGAACGGCAGGGTCGTTTGATTTTACGGCAGAAACAATCTTCACGCCATCGTTGAGAACGGAGGGAGGTCGGCCTTCTTGCTGAACGAGAACCGTCCGAGCATTGGGGCCGAGGGTGCTACGCACGCTGTCCGCAAGCAGACGAACCGCCGTAGACAAAGCCACACGGGCCTCACTTCCGTTCACGATGTTGTGCAATTCTTTTCCCCCTAAACAAATCAAGCGTCCCAACCGTCGCCGTCGCCGGAGAAGTCGGTGTCAGCGAGAGGTGCGATGGCGTTCATGCACCACCAGCCGTTGACCATGAAGCGTTGCTCGCCTTCACGGGAAACCCACGGAGAGCCGACGATGAGGACTTCGGAACCAACGCCGAAGTCAACCTCGCCTTCTTCTTTGGCGGAAACATACAACTCCACAGGTGCGGCGTCGGACATGATGTCCATGTCTCCGAGGGTGATGATGAAGCCACCGTTGTCCCGTGGGTCAATGTGAACCACTTCAACGACGGTGCCGAAAGTCGTGTCCCACTTGGCTTTGTCATCAAGGGCGGCGTAGCCGGTGTGACAGTCGGACAAGGATTGACACAGCGTATCACCGAGCCAATCAGCGACAGCACCGGATGGGCCGGACTCACCGATGGCGAGAGGCGGGCCGGAGAAGATGTTGGTGAGGTTGGCGTCGGCAGTGAACACCGTAGCCTTCGTCCCGTAAGCCATGTCGTCACGGTTGGCTGGCTTCATGCCGATAGTGCCGGTCACGAAGGTGGGCCACGACTCCTTCGCCAAAGCACCGTTGAAGCGCATGGAGATGACGGAGGGGGTGTCGTTGGAACCTTGCTTGCGACCCAAGAACAGGCACGAGCGGTCGGGTTCCTCAAGCGGTCGGTTGGCACCATACTTGAAGTTGGGATTGCCGTTGGCAAAGTGCGTGTTGTTTTTGTCCCAAATCAAAGAGAAGGAGGTGTTGGCGTCCAAGTCCATGCTTCGTGGTGGCACGGAGGTGACTTCGGTTGAGGTGACATCCTCGGAGAAGGAATCACGGTTGAGCAGGGAGGGGTTGGCGTGGCGGGTGTAGGTGCCGTCGTGGTTGTTCTCGTAGAGAACCACAGCACCCTGCGAAACGAGAGCAAGTCGCCCGTCCATGTCAAGACCGGCGAGCGTGTTCTTCGTTTTGTTGTAAGCCATCTTGGCCCAATCCTTCTCACGAGGCACATTGATGAACATGCCTTCGTAGAGGGTGGCACCACTGCGGGACAACTTGGCCTTCTCAGCGACGAGTTGGCGGGCGGCGACTCGGAGAGCCAGCGTCTTGCGTTGTTCATCGTTCTTACCTGCGGCTTCCCATCCTGCGCCTTCTTGCAGAAGGACAGCATCGGCCTTTGCGGACAGGGTGTCTGCATCGGTTTTCGTCTGTGCGGCAACTTTCTTCAACATGTCTTCGTAGGCAACCATTGTATCGCTTCCTTGTATTTTCGGGGTATTTTGTGGGGTTATAAGGCTTATGCTTGCCCTCCACCAACAAGCATACGGACGAAGTTATGGCGCACCACTTCCTCATCCACACCGTTCAGCAAGTCTCTCTCGGCGGTGATTGCCGCCTCAATGACCTGCATTTTGGATTCTGTTCCAGCGTTGCCTTTTACGGCAAAAGAAAAACATTCACGGACTTGGTGTCGCACTTCACCCGTGAACAATTTGACGGCATCCTCATACGCCTTCTCAACGAAGCAAAGACGGAGGAATCGCTTGAAATCAATGGAGGGTGCGGTGAGACTGTCAAGGAACATATCGGCATCCCTGCGCTTCAAGTTGGCGTAAGTCTGCAACGCACCGATGGCGTTTCGCAAATCACCGAGATGTGCTTTTGCGATAATTTCAATTGCCGCTTTGCTGGTGTTCGGGGACTTCGCCACGGCCACCTTGCTCAACTGCTGAACCATGTCGTCGTGAGCGATAGGTTGGAAGGTTCGCACTTGGCATCGGGATTGAAGCCAACGAGAAACCTTCGGCAATCGGTTACAGGTGAGAATGAAATAACCTGCGGCGTTCTCAATCACGCCCTTCAAGGCGGATTGTGCGTCGTCGGTAAGTTGGTCTGCTTCGTCAAGCAAAAAGATTCTTTCCTTAATACCACTTCGGGTCATGGGGATGATTGTTTCCTCAACGAAAGCGATACCTCGCTCTCGCTTAGACGAAGCGTTGAACACAACGATTTGCCAACCCAACTCATTCGCAAGCGCATGAGCCACGGAGGTCTTACCTGTGCCCGCTTCGGGGGAATAGAAAATGTAGTGTTGCATTGGCATCTCACCGATGACAACCTGCATCAATTCGGAAACGATGGGGTCTTGACCGACGACACCGGAAAGGTGCGTAGGGCGGAAATCAGTAGCCCACACCATCATTCTTCCTCCTTGATGTAGTCGGGTTCACGAGCAAAACCAAGCATAGCCCAAAATGCACGACCGAGCATACTCATTGAATCAACTCCCACTTGGCGGATTGCTCACAGAAAAAGCAGGTGTGTTCCTGCGTGGAAATGACTTGCCCATCGCACAGCGGACAAAGGTGAAGGCCCTTTTGACGAAGAACCTTTACGGTGAAATAACGAGCGACACGAGAAATCATCGGTGCCCACTTCCTACCCTAAAGGTGATGACATTTGAACAGGTCATGCACCGAAAGTGCATTTTGTTCTTCATGTCTTTGTAAGTGGTGATTCGCACAGTCCATACACCGTGGGGGTCGCGACAGTTGGGACACTTCACATTTTTGTCGGAAACGAAATTGTTCAGTCGGTCGCTCATTGGACGACCTCCTTCTCGCCGTAGATGAAGTCATACAACAATGCAATTTGTCTGTTGTTGAGGTTTGTCCAAATGTAGCGTAGTGGGGCTTCACGGAACAAATACCATTGACCGTTGAGGAAGTCCTCGTCCGTAGCATTGGCGTAAAACAATTTTGCGAACGAGTAGCGGTTCAAGCGTTGGCTGTATTTCAAGTCCATGATGACTTCCAAGAAGTTGTCAAAGCCCATGTTCA